GCTCGAAGTAAGCTTGAGACGGGGTCTTCGGAGGCGCATCGCCACCGGTGCCGCCGCCACCGCCGCCGGTGCCACCACCGCCGGTGCCGCCATCGTGGCGCTCACCGTCGCCGGCCTGGCTGCCAGTTCCGAGCCCCTTCCACGGGTTAGCCTCGTCGCCGCGCTTCGCCGGGATTGTGGTGAGGATGCCAGCGATATAGCGGGCGCCGTCTTCGGCGTCAGCCGCTTCGGCGTCCAGCTTGACGCCGAGGCTGTCGAGGTGCGCGGTCGCGATCGCCTTGCGCAGTGCAGGCAACTCGGCCTTCGCCGGATCGACGCCGGCGAGCGCCTCGGCGCCGTCGTAGCGACCGGCCAATGCGGTCAGCTGCTCGCGCTCGGCGGCATCGGCCTTCGTCTGCGCCTCGGCGTCGGCGGCATCGGCCTTCGCCTGGAGAGCGTCAGCGACGCCCTTCAACGTGGCGAACTTGGCCTTTTCTGCGTCAAGCGCCGTCTGTAGCGCGGCGTTCGCGTCGGTGAGGCGCTGCATCTCCGTGGCGTTCTTGCCAGCGTCAGTACGCGCGGCGATCATGGCGTCGACGCGTCGACGCACCGCGGTGAGGCCGGCCTCGTCGGAATCGAATCGCTCGGGCCGCTCGACACCGAGAGACGCGAGCAAGGCGATCAGGATCGGGTTCACGTTCCCTCCCTTGTCGGGCGTTGGGGTAGTGGTAGTGGCAGGAAGCTGACGAGCAGCGCCGTCAGCGCGGAGGCGGATCTTCGGTCCACCTCGGGCCACGTCGGTGATTGCCGCGTGGTTGTAGATCCGCCCCCGTTGTATCGCATCGAAGGAGCCGAACTCGGGATGCTCCCCCGATGTCGGATCGATGATCATCTTATAGCCGGGGGACATCTCCTGTTTTCCGCGCTCCACCGCTTCGATCGCATCTCGCCGGCGGATCGCCATTTTGATGCGCACGAACCCATCGGCGTCGATCTCGACCGCGCCATCGACATCGCCGACTCCGAAACGATCGACGTTGTCGGGGCTGACGAACAAGATCACGCCCTCGTCGTCGCGAGGGTGTTCGAGGGTGACCGGAACGCGGCCAAGGGTCGCGAGGCTATCTGCGCGATGCAGCTCCTCGGCCGACAGCAATTCGCGCGTGACATTGCCGGCGGCATCGACGTAGCGGAGGATCCCGGGCTTTGCGATCCTTGCTTCAACGAGCATCGTTCCATCAGGCATGATCTTGGGCGCGAGCAGCTCACCCCCTACGTCGAAGCGCTCGACGTAGACGCTGCCGTCGCCGTCGTCGCCGGCACCACCGGTGGTCGCTCCGTCGGCGTTATCGCAGCGGCGTTCGTAGCGCAGCATGCCCCCAGAGTAGGCCGACTCGTTCTATTTGTCACCCCTACCGAATCACCGGGAGGGCCACGCAGCGACAGTTCACGGGTTCGCCAGGACGCCCCTCGGTCGGGTGCCCGTCGGCCCACGTGAATACCTCGCCGTCGATCGCCTCGTGCTCTTCGCGCACACGGTCATCGCCGGCGGTCGTCCAACGGAATCGCTCGATCCCCAAGTCCTCCTGACGCGCACGCGTGATCTGTGTGTTGAGCGTGGCGAGCTGGTCGCGGGCGATCAACTGCGCCCGGCGCTCGCTGACGCCGAACCGCCCGGCGATCTCCGTGCGGAGATCGCGTGTGCGCCGTCCCTGACGTAGCGCATCGACGATGGCGCGCTCGACTTCATCGAAGTGCCGCCGATCGATCGTCTTGATCAGGTCGACGTTTTGCCGCGCCCACGCCGCCAACGCGTCACCGGTGCCCCGGGGCCCGGGTACTTCGATCTCGACGCGACCGATCCGCTCGGCCGCCCTGACCGTGCTCGTGGTCGCCGAGCGTTCAACCGCCCGCCCGACGTCGAGCACGTCGTCGGTCCCGGCCGCGTTGCTACGGTTCCATCGCCGCTTGATCGCCCGCACGATGCCGCGCAACTCGCTCGCTGCGGTGTCGGCGCGCACGGCGGTGCGCGCAGCGTCGGTACGTGCGGCCCGTTCGTCGATGCCCTCGCCGAGGCGTCGAAGGCCTGCATCGAGAGCGGCGGTCAGTTGCTTGTGCAGCCGCTCGACGCGCTTGACGAGGCGGCGTCGATACGTCGCCTCGACCTTCGACGGAACGCCGAGTTGACGACGCATCGCCGCCAAAGCGCGTCCGGTCGTAGCGGCATCTTCGCGGGCGCGCTGCGCGGCCTCGATAGCGCGCCCCTGGCGGGCGGCCCGTTCACGGGCGCCGGACCCGATGTGGCAAAAACCACTGGCTCCCCACTTATATCCAGCCTTACCACCACGCTGGCAACGCTCGACCGGCATACCGCGCCCTCCCTACGCCTCGGGCATCGGCAGATAGGTCAACCGTCCCAACCCACCGCACCAACGGCACGTGATCGTCTCGAACTGCGCAGGCACTGGATGGCCGTGCTGATCCTGAAACTGCACCGTGCCACCGTTCCGCCCCGTACCTTGACACGCGTCGCACACGATCGACGGCGGTAACATCGGCGTTCCTGGCGGTCGCACAGCTGGCGCTCGCGTTGTCACGGCGACCTCGACGCCGGCGATCCTTCGGCCTCGGCCGCTTCGATGATTGGGTGCGTGTGATCGTCGGCGCCGCCCGGCCCGGTCAGCTCGGCGCCGACCTCGACCGTATGCGTGTGACCGTCGAGACCACCTGGGCCGGTTAGGGCCGAGCCCGCTGGAATAAGGTGCGTATGACCATCAATCCCGCCCGGTCCAGTGAAGCCAACGATGCCGACGTGGCTATCGTCTCGCCGCCCGAGCGGAATCGTCGCGACGCGGCGATCGCCGACGTTGACGTTGACCTCGCCGACGGCGGCGAGCGCGCCACCCGAGGGGTGTAGCAGCTCGTCGGGAATCTCCAGCAACGCGGCGCGATCGGCGCCCGACAGCTCGCCCTGCACATAGCCGAGCGTCACGTGCGGACGAAACTCGCGGAACTGCGGAGCGGTGACGTGCGGCGCCAACGTCCGCAGCAACCGGCCGTGCAGCATCTCGATGTCGGAGCGCTCCACGGGCACAAGGATCGGCGTGCGACCGTCAGGACCAACCGGGAAACTCGACACCCGACCGGGCCACAACGAGATCGGTCCCTCCGTCAGGTCGACGACTTCGCGCACATCGGCGAGCATCCCGGCAAGCACGGCCCCGTCGTCATCGGCCTCGACGGGTCCGACGAACAACGCGGTCACGTGCGGATCAGGCACGTCGATCAGCTCGCGCCCCAGTGCGGCCGAGGCCGCTTCACGCAGTGCAGCGATCCGCGCCCGAGCCAACGTCGACGCCAGCGGTAGTCCAAGCCACATCGCGGCGTCGCCTTGCTCACCGGTCCGCAGCTGCTCGCGTTGCACAAGGATGTCGGCCTCGGCGCCTTCGGGATCGGCGTCGCCGCGGCCGACTGCCGCCGGCGTCAGCGCCGGCGTGATCGTGCCTTCCGAGATAATCTGCCGCGCCGCGCCCTCGGGCAGGTTGAACAGGTGCACGAGCATGGCGACGGCCTGCGTCCGATCGATCTCGCCGATCTTCGCCCTCGCCGCGATGTCCACCGCCTGCGCGATCTGCGCGCCGTTGAGCGCCACGTCAGCGAACTTGTCGGCGCCTAGCTCGCCCGCGGCGGTTTCGACGGTGGCGCCCTCAATAAGCCCCGCGACCTCGGCGCGTCCGGCGGCCTCTTCGGCCGCCGTCGGCTCGTCGATCTCGTCGGGCTCGATGCTCGGAGGCAGGTCGAGCTGGAAGCCATTCGGGCCGAACCGCCCCGCGACCTGCTCGGCCGAAATGACGCCGCGATCGAGGTAGATAGCATCAGCGTCGGCGACGGCCTTACGGGTGCCGGCGATCTCGCCGTCGCTCTCCTCAAGCAAGGCCCGGAACTTCGGCCGCACATCGACGGGCGCGGTCCCCTTGGTAGGCCCCTGGCGAGCGCCGAAGATCACGTTGTAGAGCGTGACCAGGTGCGGCGCGAGCTTGTTTTCTTGCTGCGCCCGGATGACACGATCCCAGCTTTGCCGGCCACTCTTGTCGTCCGTGCTCAACCCGGCCGGAGCGTGGCCGAACAGGATCGTCAAGGGGATGCCCGTCACCGCCGAGAGCATCGCCTGCGCCTCGGTCGACAGCTCGCGGAACCCCGTCGGCGGATTGGAGTTGTTCGCGTATTCGTCGGCTTCGCCGAGGATAATCATGCCGAGCATGCTCTTGGCCCGCGCCATGAGACGCATCCGCGCGGCGACCTCTCGCGCCTGATCCGCCGTGGCGAGACCACGCAAGCCGGACACCTTGAGCACGCTCTCGCGCAACTCCTGCGCGAGCGTCGCCCCGCCGGCCATGGTCTGCGCGAGGTTGCGGACCTCATCGTAGACCGCCTGCAGCTCGCTGTCATCGAGGGAGCGTCCGCCCGAGATCGAGTGCCCGGCCGAGTGCCGCAGGCTCGGCGGCCGCAGACGACCGCGGAAGTAGAGCACCCGCGAGGCGTGCACCGCCGTCGGCGTGCGGCCGGCAGTCGATGACGTCACACCCGGAATCGACGGCGCAAGCCCCCAGATCAACGGGTCACGGAACGTACGCGAGCGTACATCGGCGTCGTACTCGACCGGCCAGCTCTCCAACGCATCGAACACCTGCAACGCGAGCACGCGCCGCACGCGCCGCATATCGAGCGGCTGCACCAACCAAGCGGCGGGATCGTCGCGGAACTGTGCCGGGATCTCGTCGTCGGTGACCATGAGCACGATGGAGTGCCCCCACAACCGGGCGAGGCTCCACGCCTCGGCCATGGTCGGCGCGACCTCGAGACGGCGATCCTCGTCGGCGGCGGCGTCGACTGTCGGTCGTTTGCCGCCGGCGGCCTCGGGCGCAGCGGTGACCGTCCATCCCTTGCGCGTCGCCTCGGCCGGGACGACGTCGACGATCCGCCGGGCGATCCCATTGTGCAAGTAGAGCGCCGCCAGTTCGGCGTCTGACAACGGGATACGCATCGTGTTCGGTCGGGCAACGGCGCCCTTGTCTTCGGTACCGCCGAGACCGGTGATCGCGTTGACGATCGAAGTGCTATCGAAGCGCTCGACGGCATTGCCGTTGGCGCCGCCGTTGGCGCCGTTCGCGCCGCCATCGGCGCGCACG